GTCTAAATTTACAAACTCGGTCTCCCCGCCTTTCTTTACTGTATTAAGATAGGTAAAGAATACCAGAAAACGCCTTGCAGTGTCATAATTCCCAACATCAACATGATCCAAAAAATGTCCAACATTACTTTCATATTTCTTTAATCTCAATGCTTCCCAAGCATATTTTTCAGGCCATTGTTTAGGATGTAACTCAACATCTTCTTTATAATTAGCCAGTACCTGTTTGTATCTATCATATATCAACAGATTCATATCAGATAACCCCCCGTTATCCATTAGATTGACTTCCCAAAACTGCCTATGACCTGCTGTCTTGGTCTCTTTCCACTTGTCTTTTAATCCCTCAAAATAATCAATCAGTGCAGTACACTCACTATTATCAAATATTTTCGGATACGTTTTAATCCATCTGTCCATACATAAACTCTTGTGAAGCTGCATCATCCAATTTTTTCATCACATCATCGGTGAAATATTTTTGTGGATCTGCATAGATTGATTTGGCGTACATCTGTGTTCCATTCATGTCATACCGATTTCCCGACTTTGTGAACACACCATGTTTTTCGCCAAACTCTAAAAGACCATAGTAACGATCTATTCCTGATTGATATCCTAATCTTACATCGACCATCTTATTTTCAATAGTCAATCTGGATTTCTGATTCTTACAATGAATGATATTCCCAATCACCTCAGTACCATCTTTTTCCTTCTTTTTGGACAAATATATAATGGAACTGGCTGCATACTTGAGTCCAGAACCACCGCCCATTTCTTTGGTAGGGAAAAATGAACCGATAACATCATAGGTGTGGTTTGTGACTATTAACGGCACGTTTGCTCGTCCCAACTTGAGAGTCAAAACCCTAAACGCCGCCTTGATTATCTGAGCCCGTGTCATATCTCTGGTATCTGACCCTGCAGCTGTATCCTCCAATTCCTTAGTGGTTGACAAATTCCCCATTGAGTCCAATACAAACATCATAGGCTTCTGCTCATTCTCTGCAAGATACATATCCAGAATCTTAATCGTTTGAGTACGAAATTCCTGTATAGTCACTACAGGAAGAATCACCATTCTTGTGGGGTCTATTCCCCTTTGAATAATTAGCTCTTTGGGAATAGCAGATTCAGACTCAAAATAAAGCACCCCAGCATCAGGATTAGAATCCAAAAAATGTTTAACCATACCAAGTGCAAAATAGGTCTTTCCTGTAGCTGATTCGCCTGCAAGTGCTGTGATTTTATTTGAAGGTAAACCTCCAAACACCGAACCAGACAATAGGGCATTAAAAAGAAAACTACCAGTATCAATATAACTATTAACATCGCCACTGGTAACCCCATCATCCACGATGGAAGCATACTCATTTCCTGACTCTTTAATAAATTGTTTTAAATCCATTATACCTCACGATTTTCAGATTTTTCAGCAACAAATCCGTCTGGATATCTTCCAGACAATTTTCTGGTATTCTCTGCAAGTACCTCTTCCAGTGTCCAATCCATTGCAATCATAACTTGTTGCACATACCACATTACATCACCCAACTCTTTCTTGAGGTTGACTCTCAAATCAACAGTTGGCTGTTTTCCTTGAAACAATAGTTTTTTTACAATATCTAATAATTCTCCACCTTCTGAACAAATACCTATTGCACCCGTGAGTAGCCTCTGTGGTTCATTCCACTTTGGATGATCCTGAAGTTCATCAAGTCTCTCAATAAACACATCACATTCTTTAGTGGCTTCACTAGTCACTCTATCTACAAATTTTCTATGGGCTGTTACTTCTTTTGAATCCATATTCTCCTTAGTTAAAAAAATCCATTAATGTTGTTCGAGTACCATATGAATCATCTATCTGCCAATTGATTGCATTCGTAATGAACTTCAATGGTTCAACATATGATTTCTCAAACTGTTTCTCATAATCAAGATACTTCACAATATCCAATTCTTCTGGACATTCAGTTATAAAGGTAAAAGCACTACATTGATATGGATTAGGATTTTTCATATGAACGAATTTAATCTTTTCACCATCCAAAATTAATGGATACTTTTTTGTTAGTTGTTTATTTTTCAACTGATAATTATAAACCAATGCACCCTTAACGTGCATAGGAGTCCCTTTTTTAAAAACTCCATTTGAGTCTCCCCACTTCTTCAAGCCATTACATGATCTTGGAAATGCAATAGCTGTAGGTTCCATGTTCATCCACTTCTTACGAAATTCTTGAATGAAATCATTTAACTCTTTCTCATCACTATTCATAATTAATTTGATAGCCTCCTTAATCTTATCTCGACAAACTTGTGGGGTCGATGACTTGACTGCCTCAATGCCCATTATCTTCAGTTTAGGTTCTGCATATTGAACACCTTCTGAATTATGAACATTCAGAATATATCGTTTCTTTGCCGTCCAGATACCCTTGTCTGCAATAACCTCACGATCCATGACCATCTTTTGCTCGTATGCATTTACATACTCAGCCAATTCTATATACTTGGACTCAATGAATGGTTCAATCTTTTCAGAACTAATTACATCCAAAAACTTCACTGGATCTTTTGGATTCAATTTCTGTATCAATTTCTCAAACGTAATATACACAGAATCTGTATCAGACGCAATTACATAATCTTGTCCAACAGTTTGTAAAATATCATTCAGATATTCATTAAGAGCCCTTTCAATCCATCGAATGGATAGCTGTCCACTATAAGTAACTGCCTCTGCAATCCGAATATCATAAAACCTAAAATATTGATTACCAATTGCACCGTATGCAGAATTGAGTGCAATCTTGAGTGCCATTTGTTTATTGTTGTACTTAGATATATCATTCTTGAATTTAGGATCTTTAGTATTTTCAAATTTTTGAACAGCCGCCAGCATTAGTTTTTTATTAACCTTACGATCATCATACATCTTCTGCATCAACTCAGGGAAAAATCCATGATTATCTCTAGTAAAATATGCACCATTTGGGGTTATTGTTTGATCCTTTTCCTTGAGAAAAGAAGTATCAAACTCACGGTCTAACATCTTATCCACGCCTGGATGCGTTTCATGCATTCCTGTAATAGTCTCAGGAGAGATATTATACTGCATAATCAAATGAGGATACAGACTGTTCAAATCAAAACTAACTACCCAATTATGCAACCCCACTTGTGGGTCTTTAACATAAGCACCTGCATAGGCTTCAGACTTCATCTGTCTAGTAACCAAAGGTACTTGTATCTTTTTGTTTTTGAGATAATTATAGATAATAACATCCCACATTTTCACTTGAGAATATACATCATTATAATTACACTTTGCAAAATATGCCAAACCAATCTGAAGATCAATAAGCTTCATTTTGTCTTCTAAGGCATCCACAATCTCTACATCCTGTATATTGTAGTCAATGAAAGACTGGTAATCCTTAGTATACCAATCTCTGAAAGTTTCAAATGGATTCTTCTCTTTCTTTTTTCCTAATTCAATAAATCCGATATGATCCAGAGTATAACTTTCTTGTGCAGAATAGGTGTACTTTTGGTACAGCTCAAGATAGTCCAACTGACTCACGCCTACAATATCATATGCGGTAAGAGTCCTTCCCATCTTAAATACATTATCATCGAATACAGCTTTCCACGGTGATAATTTTTTAATTTCTTCTGCGCCTAATCTAACCTTAATGCGATTAACCAAATAGGGTATATCAAAGAAACGAGTATTCCACCCCGTAAGAACATCAGGTAAATTATCTCCCCAAAAACTTAGAAACTTTCGGAGAAGATTGTCTTCATTTTCACACCTAATATAAGTTACATCTTCACGATCTGTTTGGTATTCATACAGGCCAAACACCACAAATTTCTTGGATTGATGATTTTTGAGAGTTACGGATAAGACACGTTCAATTGGATTATCTACTTGAGGAAATCCATTTTCAGACTCCACTTCTATATCCATAGTGGCCACCATAATCTTACTCATGTCCCACTGTATTTCAGCTTTAAAAGTATCAGAGATCCACTGATATGGCCAACGAGTAAACCCGTAAACCATGCCTGGTTGATTTTTGTACTGATCTACAAATTCTTTAGCTTCTTTAATGGAATCTTGAATAACTGGAGTTAACCATTTACCATCTAAGGTTTTACTCAAATAGTAACATTGATTGCTACTTTGTGGATTAACAGGAACATATAAGGTAGGACGATATTTGTGGCGGGTATTAATACGTTCTCCATTCTTAATGCCACGGGCAAGAACAGAGTTTCCAAAGACTGTTACATTAGTATAAAAATCCATAATTCTCCAAGTTTCATTATATAGTATACCTCAATTATTTGAAAATGTCAAGACTTTTATCCATTTAATTGTATATTAGATGCCAATACAATTCCAGATCCAAACTTAGAATTCCATCCTTCACTAGCTGGATCTATTGGTGTCGTTAAGCATATTACCCAATCTCTAGAAATAGTCACTGGGCCAGGTTTTGCCAGTGTAGGCCAAGGAGAAAACCCCACTCCCTCTGGGGTTGTAACTAGCTGGCAAGGATCGGAAATTGTTACTGAGTCTCCCAATACAGTAACATCCCCGATTAATTCCTCACCAGACTTCAACTTAACTAATTTTATATCACTCATCCTTTTTTTTACCTATGTTATACTTAGTTTCAAGAACCCACTCATCCTTCTCTGAAAAGGAGAGTACTTTTATTTGACTTAAAGGAGCCTTTGGTTCTGGTACACCTACCATCCCAACGAGGCCCCAATCACTTAATAGAGCAGCAATCGTGTTCCGCCTTTCTATATCATTATCAGTTAGACTTGACTTTTTACCGTCAAGTGCAAATAGTTCCTTGAAATGTACAACATAGTACCTCCCCTTCTTATGTAGGAGGTGACAAGATTGATATAATTTTTTCTCTTTTCTTGATGCAACACCAATTCTTGATAATGTCTCACGAACCTTCAAAAAATCATCTGGTTCTTTTAAGGTTACTTCCAGCATATCATCTGGAGTCCAATTCAATTCGCCGTTCATTTCCACCTTTATTCAATTTGGATCGGATATGTTCTAAATCATCATTTGTAAGTATAGCCAAGGCATCCTTGGCTTTCTGATCACTGTATCCGAAATATTCTTTCACCAATTCTAAATTCTTTATTTTAGAAGTCTTCAACCAAGGAGCATACCGCTTCCTTGGTCTTATACTATTTAGTAGAAAGTCAAATTGAAGTCTATTATCTAAGTGGTTGTTTATATTCATCTCATTGACTAGTAATATCGTATCGGAATGAGCATACAATGCATGATTCACTACCCAAGCTGGATAACTTTTCTCACATAATGGTTCTTCATCCATTATGTTTTTCTTTTCATAATTAATCGTGTTTAGATATTCTTTTAATTGGATTTTCATAAAACCAAACATCTCCTTTCATATATCCATCTTTACCCCAATTTATATCCCCAACTCTTTTCATACCATTTTTATGATAGAATTGAGTGGCTCGTGTGTTTTCAGTTCTTACAGTAAGAACAACATCAGCTTGAATGTATTCAAAAAAATCATGTAAAACTTTACTTGCATTCGTCTTAACATCTGGATTTTTTACAATCTGATGGAGAATGACATCTCCCTTTTTTGCAACATAGGTTCCTATTGTTCTCTTTCCAATATAACCAGCATTTTCTCTACCAGGCTTTTTACCCCCAAAAGTAATGACAACCCCATCCTGAAAAACACAACGCTCCCATTTGATTCTATTAATTATATGGAACTTACGAACATG